GGACAGTCACGGAGGAGAAAATAAGAAAGTATACCTATACTAAAGAGGAAGTGGATGTACTAATTGATGCTGCTGTTGAGAAGGCTGTTGCTGAAGCAGTAAGGATTGATGAGGCATCAATGGCAAAGCATAATCGTGACGCTACTGTCATCAGTATGATTCTTGGATTCACTACTCTTGCATTATTTGTCGATGGATTTTTAAGAATGTTGGGCATCATTCCACCATTCATGCATCTAGATGTAAACATTCTAGACAAAATAGAAACTGACATTATAGATAGAATTAAACAAGTCCCCATACAAAGGATACTACAACAAGGTTTCAGATGAACGACACTAGCGTCTTTATATATTTTCTTTGTTTTGCTTGTCTTGCAGGGGCAACCTTCGCATACATGTACGCTATGATGACTTCAACGTTGAGAGACTTTAATAGACAACAAGAAAGAAGAAATGTGCATCCAGAAATGTCTGATGTTCAATCTGGTGAAGAACTTTTAGTTTTCAAAGCACAAGATGAAGACGAAGATGATGATGAAGGAGACGTTGTTATTATCAGAAAGTAAACAATTATGGAAAAACCAAACGATCTCTGGGATGACATGTCTATTCTAAATTCTCTGTATGGAGAACTTTGTTGGGATAATGATGACCCTATAGAATTTATACCTGATTATGAAAATGATCAAATCATTGTGAGAAGAAAAAAATGGAACTTAAAGAATGGTTAAACTCAATCAACACAAATAAAAATAATTTGATTGATGAGGATCCTGATATTGAAAAACAGTATCCATCTTATATTATTAACAGATGTTTATCTGGACAGATAGATTCTGTGATGTTTGCAAATGAAATGAATAAACATCCTAATCTAGCAAAGAAGTTACAATATGACTTTTTTCTAAATAGTCTCAGGAAAAGGAAGAGATACTCTCCTTGGCTTCGTAAAGAAGAAATTGAGAACCTTGATTTTGTCAAACGTTATTATGGTTATAGTAATGAAAAAGCAAAACAGGTTTTGAACATTCTGACTAGAGAACAACTCTCGTTTATTCGAGATCGACTTGAGACTGGAGGTAGAAAGTGAATTCTATTGTTGAACCTGAGATTAGTTGGTCGCCAGACCAAATGATTGAGATTACATTAAATGAACCAGATGATTTTCTTAAGGTAAGAGAAACACTGACTCGTATTGGTGTGGCCTCAAGAAAAGAAAAGAAGTTATATCAGTCTTGTCATATTCTACATAAACAAGGCAGATACTACATCGTTCATTTTAAAGAATTATTCGCATTAGACGGTAAGAGAGCTAATATTACAGTCAATGATGTACAAAGAAGAAATCGTATTATCCAGTTGCTTTTAGACTGGGGATTGGTTTCTGTTGTCTCTACTGATAAAGTTAATGACATTGCACCATTGAATCAGATTAAAGTTATTTCTTATAAAGAAAAGAATGATTGGAATCTTGAAACTAAATACAATATAGGCAAAAGAAAAAAACCAGAGGAGGATTGAAATGGTTATCAAGATGGATAAGTCTGATGAGTTTATTAAGAGCGGTAAAAAATTAATTAGTGAATATGATGGTGCAAATTTGAAAGAAGATGAGGAACAAAAACCAGAACTATTAAATGAAGAAGTGTTACTATCTTAAAAATTTATATAGATAGTTATGTGTTTAAATCAAAACAATCTATGCACAATCTCATATCGTTTAATAGTTTAAGACCTTGGATGAATCTCGAACGTGAGACATCTTCCAACGATTCAGTTGATGACTACTTTGAATGTATTTCGGAATGTGATGTAAGAGATAAGTCTTGCATCAGCCACTGTAGAGTACTGCTAGACTAGGGAGGAAACCGAAGTGTTTTTGAGGGGTTCACCACCCCTTATTTTTTTGCCTGCTGTTATAATTAGTAGTGTCGCCTTCGGGGACAAAATTTACACTCGCTTACTTAAGGAGAACTATGAACTTACAAAGGTATCGTGCTGCCGATCTAGGAGATTTAATGGATCGCATCACAAAAAACAGTATTGGTATGGACACTTATATTGATAAGTTTTTTACTGAGACCATAACAAACTATCCACCTTACAATCTTATACAGGTAAATAATACTGAGTCTCGTTTAGAGATTGCACTCGCTGGATTTAAAAAGGAGGAAGTTCATGTCTATACTGAATATGGAAAACTATTCGTTGAAGGAAAGAAAAAAGATAAGAAGACAGAATCCGAGTATGTCCATCAAGGACTGGCTCAGAGATCTTTCAACAGAGCCTGGACACTCTCAGATGATTTTGAAGTCAGAGATGTCACGTTGGAAGATGGACTTCTTACCGTTAAGTTGGGTAAAGTAGTTCCCGACCATCATGCTCGTAAAGATTACCTATAAATAAATTTTTATAGACACAAGACCACTTGACTTTTGTTGAGTGGTCTTTTATAATGTAAACATAGAGAGTATTAAATGTCTGTTAAATTAGTAATGCTCAAGTCAGGTGAGGACATCATTACTGACGTTAAAGAGCTTAAATCTGAAGAAGGGATTGTTGGATATTATTTTCACAACCCCTTGATTGTGAAGATGTATCACCCAGAAGAACCAACTGTTTTAAATGAAGAAGGTTCATCAAGAGAGTATGAATCAATGATTAGTGTTCAATTTTATCCTTGGATTCCTCTTTCAGAAGAATCAAGAATACCTTGTTCAGCCGATTGGGTGGTGACAATTGTTGAACCAGTAAAAAATGTAAAAAAACTTTATCGAGAGAGCTTAAATGGAAGAAACCAAGGTAATCAAAGTCCTGTTATTGTCCAGTCAGGAGATAGTAGTATCGGAGATTGAGGAAATCGCTGCTGAATTTGGAGATCCAAATTGTAAATTAACAAAACCTTACAAAATTGAAGGTGGTTCTTTACATAAGTGGATGCAAGACTATACTGAACAAAATGAGTTAATGATTAGTTCTGATAAGATTGTAACTCTTGTCACTCCTAGCCCTATGATTTTTGAACAATATTCTAAAGCGACTTCGTGAAATTTTACACCAATATACAACTCATAGGTAATCAGTTCTTGATTCGTGGATATGAGAATGGAAAACACATCACACATCGAGAGGAATGGAAACCAACTCTGTTCGTTCCATCTAAAAGAAAAACAAAATATAAAACACTAGAGGGTGACTCTGTTGAACCGATTCAACCTGGCTTTGTAAGGGATTGTCGTGAGTTCTACAAGAAGTATGATGAAGTCGAGAACTTTAAAATATATGGCAATGACAGATACGTTTATCAATATATTTCAGAAAAATATCCAGAAGAACATATACAGTTTGATATTAAAAAGATTCGTCTTGTAACGATTGACATTGAGGTTGCTGCAGAGAGTGGTTTCCCTGATGTTGAAAATGTTGCAGAAGAATTATTGTTGATTAGTCTTCAAGACTATGCAACAAAGAAGGTTACAACTTTTGGTTCAAGACCTTTTGTAAATAAAGACCCAAATGTAACTTACATTTTATGTGATGATGAGGTTCATCTTCTTAGGTCATTTCTAGCATACTGGAGAAAAAATCTACCAGAAGTAATTACTGGTTGGAACTCTCAGATGTATGACATACCATATCTTGCTGGTCGTATCAATCGCATTCTCGGTGAGAAGTCCATGAAAGATTTATCACCTTGGGGTCTTGTATCTCAAGACGAAGTTTATATTAGTGGTCGTAAAAATATCACATATGATATTGGTGGTGTTACTCAACTTGATTATCTTGATTTGTATAAGAGATTCACATACACAAATCAAGAATCATATCGATTAGATTATATCGCCAACTATGAGTTAGGTGAGAAGAAACTTGGACATGATGAGTATGATACTTTCCGTGAGTTCTACACAAAAGATTGGGATAAGTTTGTTCGATATAATATTCGTGACGTTCAACTTGTTGATAAACTTGAAGATAAGTTGAAATTAATTGAACTTGCGATTACAATGGCGTTTGACGCAAAAGTAAACTTTATTGACATTCACTATCAAGTGAGAATGTGGGATACCATCATTTACAATTACCTCAAGAAACAGAACATTGTCATACCACCAAAGAAACGAACATCAAAATCACAAAAGTACGCAGGGGCGTATGTCAAGGAACCGAAGCCAGGAAAGTATGATTGGGTGGTTTCGTTTGACCTTAATAGTCTGTATCCTCATCTCATTATGCAATATAATATTTCCCCAGAGACCCTCAAGGATGACAAACACCCAACAGCTACAGTTGATCGAATACTTCAAGAAGAGATAGACTTTCAACTTCATAAGGACAGTGCTGTGTGTGCCAATGGTGCAATGTATCGCACTGATATCCGTGGTTTCTTACCAGAGATTATGGAAAAGATATACACAGAAAGAACTGTGTATAAGAAAAAGATGCTTTCTGCAAAACAAAAGTATGAGGATACCAAAGATCCTAAACTTGTC